GTTGGTCGCCGTACTGTTGCAGACTTGCAATTTGCGCACCTGCCATAATAAATGACCACGGTGGTGGATATGTAGCAAGTGCTTTAGTGGCACCTGTGTATGTGTTCATCACTGCTTGTGCAATATTAAATGCCTTAGCCGCCTTAAATGCTGTTTTATTATGTTTACCAAGTTCAGTTAATGCACTACCCATAGTTGCAATTGTATTTTGTACTTCTTGCTTCTGTAATGCAGTTTTTGCTGTTTCGTATTGTTTATCAGAAATTAATTTACTTTGATTGTACTGCTTAAGCATATTAAGTTTCTGATTATAGCCCGCTTCTTCAAGTGATAATTCCATCTTAAGTGAATTATCAGTAAACGAATTAATAGTATCGTATGCTTCTTTGCGACGCTCAACTTCTTCTTCTAATGCTTTGACCTTTGCAGGGTCTGGACCAGCGGCTCTTTTTTCACTTTCAGCAAATGCGGCTTTATTCTTCTCAATCTCTTGTCTAATGATTGCGTGTTGGTCGCCGTACTGTTGCAGACTTGCAATTTGTGTATCAACCATGTCTATTTGATTTTGAGTTGCTTGTTTCCACAATTCATCGCCAATAGTCAAGTCTTGCATTAATGACTTCTTGAACAACAACAGTTTGTTTATTTTTTCTTCTGTTGTTAGTTGCTCTTTAGTCTTATCTGTTGCATTTTTAGTACTACCAGCAAGTTTATCTGTTTCATCACTAGCGATAGTTAATGCATCTGCTAGTACGCCTGCAATTTCAGCAACTGCTTTTAATACACCAAACAGCCCTGATTCTTCCATCCATGATGTAACCATCAAGTCTGCTGAAACACCCAAGTTTTGAAATGCTACACTAACATGATTTGCTTGTTTAGCGGCGTTACCACCAAACTCTTTGCCAAGTGTTTTAAACAAAGTATCGGTTATCTTCTTAGCACCTTCTGCAGATTTACCAAATTCAGTAATCTCTAAACGAGTTAGACCAAGTTGTTCTTCTAGTATTCTAAACACTGGAACACCACGGTCTGCTAGTCTGTTAACATGTTCTAGTCCAAGTCCACCTGCTGTAGTACGGGCTAACATGTCTGCCATTGCAGTCATTGTGCCTAGTCCGTCTGTTGTGATAGCCGCAGTATCTGCGAATGTCATCATTAACTCGTTAGTAGGTTCAATGCCAGCGGCTTTTAACTTAATAAATTCGCGAGATAAATCACTAACTGTGAACTGTGTGTTTTCTGATAGTTTAAGTAGTTGCTCGAATGATTGAGCACCTTTTACAGATGAACCCGATACACTATCCAGTGCAATTTGCAAACTATTAAATGAAGCAGATGTTTGCACCATACTGCTACCAACTTGCATTGCTTCTTTACCTAGATTTACGAATGCATTTAACTTAACAGCACTTAAGTCCTTGTTAAGTTTGTTAATCGCTTTAGTTGCACCTCTTACATCAGCATCAATCTTTAGTGTAGCATCACTTCTTGGCATTTAAACTCTCCCGTTCAAGTTCGTTTACTTGTTTGAAGTAAGCGACCCATAATTTAATCTCGAACACTGACAATTCCATACCTTGTTGTAGTGTAAGACTTAGTTCCTTGCAAATTTGCATTAGAACAAATAAGTCAGTGTTCGTTTTTAGTTTTTTTCAATTTCCTCACTACTAACTTCGCCATTGTTAATTGCACCTGCTACTTTAATAACAATGTTTGGGTCTGCTTCATTCATCAATGCAGTTCTGTCTGCATCTTTAAATAATCGCTTACCATCACCATCTCTTGCTTTAATAATAATAGTTTCAATTAATGCATCAACTGTTTTACCTGATGCTTGTGCATTCATTACCTTTGATTCGTCTTTAAACGAATAAGTTGGGTAGTAGTACACATCCAAATCCCACTCATCAACATGAAACTTTTTTAAGTTATTGTCAACAGATTCGTTGAAGTGTTTTGTTACTTTATCGATTACGCTCATTTAAACTTCCTATGTATTTTTTGAATTAGTTCAGTTAACATACCGTTTGGTCTTTGTTTAGACCAACCTTGTTCTAATCGCTGTGCGTATGGAACTCTGTTAACTAATTTTAAGTTTTTACCTCTACCTATTAATTTCCAATTTCTGCGGGCTTTACCACTATCAAATGGAGTTAAAGGTTTAACTTCGTTTTTAGCATAACTCATCATTGCTGTTACTTTCTTAGCAGTAGCCTTTTCTAGTTTATTTTTTAAACTAGGGCTTGTCATCATCTTACCTGATATTCTAATCGGTGCATTACCCAAAGTAGGAGTTGGTTTATCCCCACCTTTAAGTACTTTCCACCCAATTGCTTTAGTTGCAATTCTTGCTATTAATGGTAATGCCATAATGAGTTATTAACTATTAAGTTGCAGTGCCGATTGTTACATCGCCTGTACCTTGGAATGAGATACTTGCTTCAACCATACCTTCTAAAGTACTATTAATACTTAATCCAGTAATTAAGATGTTACCTGTAACTTTAGGGTCGCCAGTTCCACTAGTTGCTGGGTAGCCAATAAATGCTACTGAACCTGTGTTTACTGAGTCTAAAATGTTACCTGCAACAGCCGTACTGTAGTAAATGTCTGCTGAACCTGACCACTCTTTTAAACCTTGTTTAAAAGTTTTAGTATCAGCCGTCATAACAGTATTTTCAACAGTATTGATTGTTAAATCCATGCTCCAAGAACGCAATTCAGCGACTGCATCGCCTTCAATGGTTAAACTACCATCTTGTCCTGTGTATGTTGCCATCAGTCTTTCTCCTTATTGATTGGTTTTTTAACGGCTTTTAGTTCAATTTTGTCTGATTTAACTTTGTAACCTGCATTATTCCATGCTGTTACTTGGTCTTCATTGACTTTAATTTCACGCTCACCGTTAGTTAAAGTTACTTTATTCATAACTCACCTCGTGTGTATGTATAATAAATTTCAGTTGTTATTTCAACCTTACCAAATGGTTCAACAACATCAAAATCAACTGTAATATCACGCACTTGTGTCCACTTAGCATTACCATCTCTAGTTCTGTCTAAATCAATCACTTCTTCAATGCGTTCAATGATATTGTTGCGTTGAGTATCAATGTTTGCCCCATTAACCCATGCTACAAATGTAATTTCAAGAAACCCTTCTCTAGTGCCATTACTGCCACCTTGTGTTAGGTCTGCTCTAGATTCATTTGCAGTTGCAATATAGATTGCAGGAAATTGTTGTCGGCTTAAACTCTCTGGGTCGAACAAATCTCTTGTTACTAAACCAAAGCGTGGGTCGTCAGCATCACTTAAAACACTAACTAAATCTTCAACAATTAATTCCCGTTTGTTCATCTATCGTTCCAACTTTAAAAACACTTCAGGTGATTTTTCTGAGTCTGTAATAGCACCGCTACTATCAGCATCATATTCAATTCCATCGCGAAGAATTAAATCAAATTCTTCTTCATATCGGTCTTTATAAAAGTCCAACATAACTTGAAATCTATCACCATCGGTAGTAAACTGAGTTAACTTAGGTAAAATGTAATAACTTAGAACATGAAACACAGCAACTCGTGTGAACTGCGATTCCGTTAACAAAGAAGCGTCCATCTCTGAAGATGAAACACCTCTATGTCTTGGGTACCATTCAATTCTAAGTCGTCTTAGAATATCATTGCGTGTTTTAGCATGTTCGTCACTAAAATCTTGGATGCCATAATCATATAAATCAGGCATATATTCCAAGATATCGTTGTCTGTGCTCATGCTCATAACTTATACCTACTTAAAGATTAAGCCGCGTCTAGAATCATTACACCACGACTTGCGTCTACAAGGCCAACACCAGCATGTAGTGATGCTACTGCATCCCAACCTACTGCTTCAGCACGGCGTGCGATTTCTAAATCAACATTTCTCTGCATACCAATTCGCATTGCATCTGCACCGAAAATTGCCATCTTAGGATTAGTAACACCTGTGTTAGTTGCATCTAGGTAAGATGAAACAAAACAAGATACACCTGCTAAAGTACCGAAGTAACCTGAACGAAGTGCCGCACCTTGGAATTGGTCACCACCAGCAAATGCTGTACTACCAATGTCACCCATTAGTGCCGCATAAGCATCAGTTGAAACTACACCAAACAATTGACCTGTTTCACCACCACCACGAATTGTAGCAACTGCGGCGAAGATTTCAGCCATGTCTAAATCACCTGAAGTGATTTCTTGTGCTGTTAAATCACCAAGTACATTTGCAACATCAGCATCAAACTTCGCTGAAACTGAATTACCTAATGCACGACCAATTTCACTTGGGTCAATGTTACCTAAATCACGAACTACTGAACGAGCCGCGTATAAGTCAGCATTAATTGTGTTTTTAGTGTCTGCTGGGTTTGTAACACCAACATCACCTGTAATACCACTAGTGATAGTTGAAGCAGTAACTGAAGCAAGTTCAGGTACTTGTAGTACACCATTTGGTGCATTTACTACTGGAATTAACTGACCACCTAGAAATAATGAACTTTCGTGAGCGGCGAAAACAGTTGCGGCTTTTGCTGGAACAAATAACGCATCTGTGTTGGTAGAACTAATATATGAATCTGCCATTTTTATTCTCCTTGAATATTGTTAAATTAACCCGTTAGCCTTAGCATCTGCGTACTTTTGACGGTCTAATGGGTTTGTCATGTCTAATGTATTTAAATCAATTACACTAGGCGCATTATTACTAATTGCGTTTGTTGTACCTGAACCTTTTGGACCTGCTTGAACAAAATGTGGGTTTGTTTGTAAGAATTCACTTACTAAATCATCAACTTGCATTAAATCACCCGATTCTGTGTATCTTGGTTGATTATTACTATCAATGATTTCAACTTGCCCATCATTTAACTTAACTTGTGTTTGTAGTAAAGCAACTACTTGGTCAGGATTAACTGCCTTATTAGTACTTGCTGAACTTAACAAAGCACCGTTAACTTTGATGTTCTTTAGTTCCTGTTCTAGGTTTGAAATAACTGCATCTTTTTTTGTAACAGTTTCTTTCAAAATTGAATCAAATTCACCTCTTGCTTTTTTTTCATTTAGAAGTTTTTTTTCTTCTTGTTGTACAAGTTTATCGTAGTGCTCAACATCAATACTACCGTACTTTTTATCGTACTTGTTGCGTTCTCTATCAACGCGTTGTGCAACTAACTTGTTTACTTCTTCTTGAGTAAAAGTCTTTTCCTGATTTTGTGCTACGGAATCAGTATCCTGTTCTACCAAATTTTCTGTTATTGTTTCAGACATGTTGTTTAACCTCGTTATGTATGTGAGTAAAAGCCTGCATTATTGCAGTGTTGTTAATTATTTATTTAATTTTTGTTATCGGTGCTAATATCAATTGTTTTTACAACATCTAGCACTTCTTGTAAATCATCGCTATTGTCGATAATCAACATAGCGATTTTCTCCTCAATTTTTTCTCTTAACTTAGGATTAGTAGTTAACGCTAATGCCTTTTCAAGTACTGATAAATCATTTTCTGTATCATGTGCATTAAATGAATCTGGGTACTTAATAACACCATCCCATGTTGTGTTAGACATCATAGCAATTAATTGCCATACTTGTTCTTCTGCTAATTCTAAGTTATCTGCTTTTTCAGCAAGTCTTGCGTTCAACAAACGGAACTCTGTTTCCATTGCAACACCTGACATTGATTTTGTTTCTACTGTGCGTATTGCACCTACATTAGACATACGGTTAATTGATTCAACTTTATCAGCAATAGCCGCTCTAATGCTGTCTAATGATTGTGAGTTTGGTTGTAATAGATAAGGTTTTAAACCTGGGTCCATATCCTCATCGATTTGAATAATTGCACCTGCACCTGCACCTGCTTCTGTACTTGCTGTTTTAACTAGTGATGGGTGACTACTTAATCTAATGATTTGTTCAATTTCACTGTTTTCATCAAATATTGCGCGTTGCATATCTGCAATGTCTGCAATATCACTAATACCAACACCTGGTGTATAATCGCGTTGTGTGTACACAGGTACTGCTGTGATTTTATTGTACGGATTAGGTACACTTTGTACATCAACTGTATTGCCATCTTCACTGATAATAACTGTATCAGTGCGGTCTGTGTAATAACACTTGTAGTGATTCTTACCTTCTGCTACTTTTAAATATGTTAATTCAGTAGTACCGTTATCAAAGCGTGTGTACTGCCAATCTAATACATTAAGTGGGTTAATTACACTTACATAAGGTCTAATGCCATTATCAAGTTCTTCTTGTCGTGTAGTAACTTCAAGTGAAGGTCTATCAACAATAATCCATGCGTGACCAAATACACTTGCTAAAATACTAGCCTGTTTCATGAAGTTATCCCAACTACGACCTTCTCTGTCTGCATCTTCTAAAAAGTCTGCTAGTACTGGGTCGTTTTGTAACTTACCAAATTGTCTAGTAGGTGCTTCAGCAAACAAAAATGATGTATAAATCTGTACAATTGATGCACAATGATTATCTAGTGGTGTTTGTTCAACACGGCTCTTGTATTGGTTGTTAGATTCAAATGTGTAACGAGTTAAGTAGTTCTTACTTTTATAAGCATGACCACCCTTGTACGAGTCCATATAAAAAGCCCATTTACTGGCAAGACTTTTGTACATCTCGTGTTGTTCTTCTAATGAGTCTTTTGTATATGTCATATCGATAACCTTATTTTGTTATATTTATTTAAATGGTACCTACGCCCCATGTACTTTGCTTGTACACAGGTACTTCTTTGCGCACTGGGTACAAGTATTCAATCATATAACCTATTGCATCGTTGGTATGGTCATAACCTGAATCTTTATCGGGTACCTGTGTGCCTTCTTTGTAAATTTGCTTTTGTAAGCCGTTAATAACATGCTTACATTTAGCATCAATGTGTACTTTAACAGTACCATCACTTGATTCTAATGCTGAGTTAACTGCATTAATTCTATCTCGAACAGGTGGATGTTTTTTCTTGTGTTTAACAACAAAACCTGCATTTTGTAGTATTGAAATGTCTGTTCTACCACCTGCACTAGTTTTTCGCTGAGAACCTGCTGGGTCTGGGTAAATTACAATACGCTGTTTTGGATAGCGTGTTTTAATCTCTTGTACAAGTTCATCTGTGTTACTTGAGTAGATGATTATTTCATCAAATATGTGTAAACCTTCTTTAGACTTAATCGCAACTCCTGCACTAATCGGGTTAACATTGAAGTCGCATCCGATATGCACTTCTTTAACATCTTCTGCATTAAACTTTGCTTGTTTAACATGCGTTTTTGTATCAAAGTTGTAATAGATTTGACCTGCGTAAGTTTCAAATGATGCTTCGTATTCTTGTCTGAATGTTCTATCATCTAAATCTCTCCTTGCTTGCTCGATTTCTTTTGCAGAAACTCGGCCCCCTTGTAATGTAGTAAACTGCCATGATTCCCAATCTTCATCGCCTTCTTGTTGGCCTTTTTGATACATATCAAACGACCAGTTACCTTGACCTGCAGGTGTTGTAATAAACATTGCACTGCCATTCTTGTCAGATAATGTAGGTCTTAGCACTTCTGCCCATGCTTCAGGTTTTGTATATGAAAATTCGTCCATTACGAGGTGGTCTAAACCCACACCACGCAACGAATCGAACTTATCAGCCCCCCGTAAACCTATTGTTGAACCGTTAACTAACTCAATAGTTAATTCAGTTTCATTCACCTTTGCAACCCAATTTAAATCCTGTAATTTAGCCTTTAACGGCTTCCAAACAGTTTGCTTTGCTTGTTTATATGTGGGTGCTACATAAAACGCAGTCTTGTCAGGTAGGCGTGCATGTTTAGCAAGTTCGCGAACGGATAGGAAAGTTTTCCCCGCTCTTCTTCCAGCAACGATTACCTTGAATCTAGCATCTGATGCAGTAACTTGCTTTTGCCAATCACTTAACATATAATACTCCTATGCATTTTCATACTAAGCGAGCAATTGACAGATTTCATTCCATGTACGAACCAATTCCCGAATGTGGGTGTTGGCTTTGGACTGGCGGTACTGATAAAGACGGGTACGGTAGATATTCCCTGTTTAATCGTACTGAAAATCATTTGAGAGGTGCGCATCGCGTAAGTGTGTACCTTGACAACAGAAATCCAATTGGTAAAGTTGTTATGCATACCTGCGATAATCCTTCTTGTGTTAACCCAGCACATTTGAAAGTTGGTACTATTCAAGATAACAACCTTGATAAACTTAAAAAAGGCAGACAATCCAAACTCAAAGGTTCTAGCAACGGTACTTCTAAACTTACTGAAGTACAAGTTAAACAAATTCGCCAAGAAGCAGTAGTAGGTAATCGCACGGGTTACAATAACGGTAGCAACATCAAAGAAATTGCTATTAAATACAATGTTAGTATTGAAACTATTCGTAAAATTATTCATCGTCATACCTGGAAGCATATTTGACTTTGTTATAACTGATTGTCCTGTACTCAGTGGCATTTATTTCCCTTTAATATATGTTGAACTTCACGCCAAATAGGTTGTTCTTTTGTGCCGAAATTAATCATGTACATTACTCATCCTTCCAAGGTAACGGCATCTTCTCATCGTCGTCTTTAGGTCCTTGGTCTGTTTGTTTAAGCATTTGTTTACCTAACCAAACAAGCATTGTTGTATTGCCGTTGAATGCTTCTTCTAGTTGTTTGGCTCTTAACTTCTGCTTAGTTTTTTCTTTTTCTTCATTGATGATAGGTCTAAAATGCGTTAACAATGTTGCTTCAGGTACATCAAAATACTTAACCATATCTGATACTGGACAATGCAAACTTGCTAACATACGCACTTCTTCTTCAGATATTATTACTTTGCCTTTACGCTTTGATTTAAACTCAAGACCGTTTTTAACAACTTTGTATGGCTGTGCTACCTTCTTAACTGACATTAGATAGTCCTATCCTTAACAAAAACACGGAAATAGCGTTCTTCTGTAAGTCCGTTTACAGTAGTAACAGTATTAGTTACTCTGTAATTATTGGCATCAACACCAGCAGTTAACCATATGTGTGTTAAATGATTTGTGCTATCTAATGTTGTAGTAGTACTTGCTAATGGAGTTGCATCACCTGCAATTGTTTCAATTGTCCATGTGCTTGTATCAAGTGTATCACTACCATTAATCCATTTAGACCAATCAATTGTGTAATCTAATGTTGATTGTGGGTCTTTCTCAATGTATGCGCCTATTCTGTCTTTGTTGAATCCTGTACTCATGCCGCTTCTCTCAAATGTGGTTTAATTGGAACTTGTAAAGTTCGTGTTTCTTGTTTAACAATAATTGTTCTTGATTCAGGCTGTACTGTTAAGTATCTAGTAGGGTCTGTTGTATAAACTCTTGCTACTAATGAACTAGTCATCGCAGAACTAATAGTTAGTTCAGCATCGAATATTAAACCTGCGTTAGTTTCACTACTAAATTCAGCACTAGGTGTAATAGTAGTAGTTTGGGTTACAGCGGAAACAACTGTTGAATTAAATGTAAATGGTACAGCAACAGTAGTACCAAGGAAAGGTGAACCCAGAGCAGACCAGTTCGTTAATAGACCAACTGGTAAGTCAGCGCCAATTAATAGCCCTGGGTCTGTTGTTTGTGTTGCTGTAACATCACAGTTAATTTCAGTAGTAAGTACACCACTAATTGTACATGTGTAAGTTGTATCACTACTAACAGTTAATTCTGCTGATTGTGAAACATTACTTGTACAAGTTTTACTAAGTTCACAATCAATTGATAATGCAGATGATTGTATTATTGTTGGTGTTGCTGTAAAGCCAACAGATGTGTCTAATGCTACGCTTGTACTCTTTAAGTTGTACGCATTAATAGAACTACCAAATGTAACACTAGCACTAATAATTGCGCCTTGTGTTACAGTAGCAGTATCAGACATTGTTGCATTTACAATACAATCAATATCACCTACTCTAGTACCTACAATACTAGCATCCCATGTTAATGCTGAACTAACATTAACTCCTGCTGTATGTACAATACCACTGTCACCAGTGCTTTGGTTAAACTGTGAAGTTAATAACCAAGTATTTTGCCATACATCCCAATTATCCCAAGTAGCAACATCAGCCCATCCATATTTGCCTTCTGCTTCTAATGTGATGAAATTCGTTGCTGTTGTATCTTGAGTAAACTGCGTAGTTAATGATAATTCTGCTTCTAGTAATGGGTTTAATACTGCAGATGCACTTTGTGTAAACTCTGTAGTTAATGCTACTGCACCTTCAATAATAGTTTCAACTTCTGCACTAATACTAGAAGCAAACTCTGCCTGTAAAGATACACTACCATAAGTGTATATTACAGGGTTTAGTACTGCATCAATCGTTGTACTAGCACTTGCATGTATTGCTTCAGTCATATAACCATCGGCTACATAATCATCTGCTACATAGTTAGTGATTGTACCGTACACAAAATTAGGAATTACGCCCGCAATTGTTGTACTAGCACTTACATGCATAGCATCAGTCATATAACCTGATGCTACATAATCATCTTCTACATAATTGCTAATTGAACCTAGTACTAGTGCCATTAATTTAACCTATTAATTTAAACTAATTGTTAACTGTCCTGCGTTAATTTGGAATGTATCTCCATCTGTAACTGTTTTAGATACAGTTAATGCACCGTAAAACAATAAGTTACCACCAGTAGTATTATCGTAAATACCTGCGTGTGTAACAGTACCCCAGTTACCACCTGATGCAGTTGGGAATGTAACATTACCACTGTTAGATGCTGAACCACCACTTGATGCACCAAATGTTACTGCTGTTCTAGCGTAAGCATTACCTGATACTTCTGTTACAGAACCTGTTTCACCGTCTGCTACTGCTGTGAATAATCCTACTGTTAATGTAGTTGGACTTGTAAAATCCGTTGTGCCTTTACCAAGTACATGGTCTAGGACTTCATTTTCTAAATAATTAGTTGCCGCTGACATCTTTATTTCTCCTTGTTGTTAGTCTAATTAACCCTAGACTTAATGGGCTACGCAATGTGCGTAAGTTTTAAATGTTGTGTTGGTACATAGTAACTACCACTACCACGAATCTCAATTACTGTAGTTGTTGCTAATGTGAATATTGCACTAAGTGCGTAGATACCATCATTAGTTGTACCAATTTCACGATAACCACCACCACTACTACTAGCAATTGTTGATGATGTAGTTACATTGTATATAAGTGTACTAAAATGCCCATCAACTGCATTAGTCACAGTTTGAAAATGCTCTAATGTATAAGAACCCGCAGGTAATGTAAGTTGATAACCTGACAGTGAATAATAACTCGATGGGTCTGTTAAACCAAATATAGTTCGTCTGTACGGTGATGTTTCTTCACCACCGTAGTTACCACCACCAGTTGAATTAACTTCAAATACACATATTTCACCACCTGTACTGCCTGCACTAGGTGTTTCCCATGTTAGTGAACCTGCTGTAGCACCTGCTGTTAAGACTTTACCGTCGTTAGTAGTACCTGTAGCAGGCACATGTAAACTACCGTCTGTAGTAGGATGTGTGTACACTGTATCTGTAAATACAGCACCTGCTGGTACATTAGTTTGTACCTGTGAATCATCAACTTTATCATCTAATGCTGTCTGTAACCCTGATACTTCTGCAATACTGTGTGTAGCAGGGTGTGTGTAGTTGTTAGCATTTGCTTCGATGCCTGCTAACTTAGCACCATCACCATTAGTAAATTCATCTTTAATAGCATTGACATTGTCTGCCATTTGCTTAATATCTGCTCTAGCATTAGCAGGACTATCTGTACCTGCATCTAAGTTAGTTGTATCAACTGTAATTGTTGGCCATGCCATAAGTTACTCCTATTGACCGTTTAATGCATTAATCTGAGTTTGTAAGTCATCACACTTTGCTGTTAATTCCTGTACTGCTTTAATCAATGGACTGATAAATTCTGTGTAACCAACTGATAATACATCGTTACCACCGTTGATATTATGGTCTTGATAACCACCAAAATCAACACCCATGTCATCTATTACTTGCTTAACTTCCTGTGCAATAACACCGTGGTGTTTACGCGTACCTTTGCGAGAACCATCTTTTGGTACTGCATTCATACTAGGGACACCTTCTTCATCTGTTGTGATATCATAATAATCATCACGCATATCCCATTTAAAATCAACAGGTCTTATAGCATTGATAAAATCCAATCCTAATACAGTGTCTGTGATTTCTGTCTTATCGCGTTCGTCTGAACGGTTTTGAACAGCACCATAAGCATAAGTTGTTGTTCCT